GAGAGAGTATAGACTTCGCCTTTTTTGGTTTCAAAAGCCTGTGATATGCCGAACCATGTCCCTACTCGACTCATGACAGTCATGCCTTGATATTTCTCTGACTCTCTCGTCCAATTGCCGAGGTTTACCCAAGAACCACTGAAATCTTTCGAGCCTTTAAATAGGTTGACTCCTCCGACCCTCACACTCGCTATCTTACTAGCAAGCTCCTCAGCTGTCTGTGTGAGTTCTGACTTGCTAGCTTTGCCGTTTGCTAAGTTGGTCAGCTCTGCCAGTCTGCGAGTCGTGCTCTGCTCAAACGTTGACTGAGCTGATTTGACGCCAGCCAGTTCTTTTTTGGTCTGAACAAGTGCTTCAACTTGCTTGGAAATCTCAGCTTCAACCTTCGCTTGTTTAGGTCGAATATCGTTTGCGAGTGTATTCTTAAGAGCATCTATAGCGCCCGACAAAGCTGTTTGAGCGCTTGTAGCTTGTCTCTTAAATTCTTCAAGTTTAGCAACAGAATCCAAC